CGGAAATATCAACAAAGGGTTTCAAAGATGGAATATACTATGGATGGGAAGTAACCGCCGAGGACGACTGGAAGATTGATGAATTAGACAATTTTGTAATTACCATTAAGAAAGATAAAAAATTCGGTGACCATTATTTCGCTACTTGTGAACAATTCTTTACTGAAAACGTTATTGATTCACTTATGGTTTGTAGCAAAACGGTTGAAGGAGCTTTAAAGAAATTTATAAAAGAATTAAGAGCACAGAAAAAAACATTATGTATTCGGGGTAAAGAAATAAAAGGAAAAATAGAAAAAGCCATATATGAGCAATAAGATCTAAGGATGAAATTAATGATTATAAGTAAAGGAGATTATCATGAACATAAAAGAGATTTTAGAAAAGCATGGCGAAGATTTTGCGAAATTAACGGAAGTCTTATGTAAAGACAGAATAGATCGGGATATTGAAAAATACCGGAAGGAGTATATAGGCGAACATTCTATTCTAGACCGACCTGATAAGATTGCCGGCAAGGGCAAAACGCTGAAGAGAATTCCCCAGGCAAAGCTAGTTATCCGGTATCAAAAGAAAATTGTCAATATGGCAGTATCGTTTTTATTCGGAGATCCGATAAAATTAATATTAGGAAATAAAGAGGATAAATACCAGGAAACCTTTTCCTTGATAGACGATGTCTGGACAAAAAACAAATTGGATTATTTTAATAAGAAGCTGGCACGCAGGCTATTTGTGGAAACAAAAGCAGCCGAACTCTGGTATACAACAATCGATAAAGAGAATAAAAAACATATCAAGGTGGCCCTATTGTGTGAGAAAAACGGTGATGATATATATGCCCATTTTAACGAGAATGGAGATATGGATGCCTTTATCCGCCGGTATAAACTCGAAGATCCTGACGGTAAGTCTTATGAGCACGTTGATATCTATACTGCCGAAAATTTTATTTATGGAATCAAAAAAGATGTCTGGCAAACCGAAAAAAAGGATAATCTGTATAAGAAGATCCCGGTAATTTATTATGATCAAGATGAGCCGGAATGGACAAGTGTCGAAAGTGAGATTGATAGAAGTGAGATGTTGATCTCTAAATTTGCAGATACAAACGATTATTTCGGTGCACCTATCTTGAAGATTAAAGGAAAGATAACCAATCCTCCGGAGAAAGAAGAAGTAGGAAGAATATTGCGATTTAAAGGTGAGACTAACGCCGAAGGCAAAATGGATTACGGGGATGCTGATTATTTAGTCTGGAAAAACGCACCGGAAGCTACAAAGATAGAATATGATATATTGAAGGATATTATCTATTCTATAACTTCAACCCCTGATTTATCTTTTAATAATGTTCAGGGATTGACAAAAACCTCAGGAGAAGCCCTCAAATTCCTTTTTATGGATGCTATCCTGAAAAGCAAGGACAAAGAAGAATTATTCGGAGAAGCATTGACCAGGAGAATCAATCTATTGAAGGCAATATTAAGCGTAACCGATGTGAAAGCAAAACAGAGTTTAGAGGAACTTGATATATCGATTGAGTTCGGGGATATACTGCCTAGGAGTGTAACTGAATTAGTAAAATCTCTATCAATGGCCCGCGGGGGAGACGCGATAATGAGCAATGATGAAGCTGTGAGGCAAAATCCGCTTGTGAGCGATGCGGAAGAAGATATCAAGAGAATGGAAAAAGAGAAGGGCGAGACCTCAAAGCTGGGAGAATCGTATGAAGCATAACAGAATGAATCTTGGTGTAGTAGGTTGCGGGGTTATCGGAAACAGCCTTGCTCATTTATTAGAAGATATGGGACATTGGGTTCAACGATATGATCCGGCCAAATTACTGGCTGGCGAGATTTCCAAATGTGAAATTGTATTTGTATGCGTGCCCACTAAAGCTGATATGAAATTTGAAGATGTAAGAATGGCGGTGGGCTATGTAAATCTCAAAAATAAAAAAGGAATGATCGCCATAAGATCAACTATCATGCCGGGAATGACTGATGAATTCACAAAAAGATACAAGAGAGAATTTGTATATCTGCCTGAATTCTTGCGGGAACGGACAGCGTTAGAAGATGAAATTAAACCTAATCGAATAATTATAGGGATTCATAAAAGGGAAACATTTGAGATATTTGAAAAGTTATTCGAGCCTATAATTTATAAAAAGAGAATAATGATGATGAAACCGGTGGAAGCGGAATTAGTGAAGGTTGCCTTGAATAGCTTATATACCATAAAAGTAATATTCGGGAATGAACTATACGATATCTGTCAGAAATACGGGGCAGATTATAATAAATTATTCGAGGCTTTTAAGCTGGACAAATATATCAACGTAATGCATCTTGATCCATTATTCGATGGTTACAGGGGGGCAGGGGGTAAATGTCTTTCCAAAGATATTAAATTTTTGATTAAGGCAGCAAGGAAAAAGGGAATTATACCCAAAGTAATGATAATGGCCGATAAAGAAAATATGAATTTATTAGAGAAAGGGACCTTGAATGGGGATTGAAGAGCAATTTGAAAACAGGAATATGCTGGATATAATCAATTACAATAGAAAGATCGAAGCGGCATTGAATCAGGCCTCTCATGATCTAGCGATAAGGACCGCTATAATCGAATTGAAAAATCCGGCTAAAATAGCCCAGGGATCATTCTATAAAATAAATAAAGCATTAGGAAAGAAAGTAGATATAATATTAGGCAATCTTCATAAAGATATTCAGGCTAATATACAGGATGGGATTGTAAGCCACTGGGATATGTCTAATTTGAAGAATAATAAATTATTAGGTAACTGGGCAGATGGGATAAAATTATCCAAAGACGGCATACCCACGTCTTTTAATCAACTAAACTTGGCGGCATTAGATACTTTCTTGGTCCGGACCGCGGCTGGAATGAGCTTATCCGAGCGGGTCTGGAATTTGACTAACGGGGCGAAAGATCAAGTTGAACTTTATTTATCGAGCGGGATATCTACAGGTAAAAGTGCGGCGGGGATAGCGAGGGATATAAAGCAATATTTAAATGAGCCTGATAGATTATTTAGGCGGGTTAGGCAGGATGGGAAACTGGTATTAAGTAAGGCAGCTAAAGGCTATAGACCTGGCAGTGGAATATATCGAAGCTCATATAAGAATGCTTTGCGGTTGACTCGCAATGAGATAAATATGTCATATCGTATAAGTGATTATATGAGGAGACAGGAGTTACCATTTGTAACAGGCATTGAGGTTCATTTATCAGCTTCTCATCCCCGACTCGATATGTGCGATGATCTGGTAGGGAAATACCCACGGGGATTTTTGTTTGTCTCCTGGCATGTAGGCTGTTTATGTTATACGACCTCGATAATGCTAAACAAAAAGGACTCGTTGAACTTTATGAAGACTGGCAAAATAGCTAAATCGAATTATATAAATAAGATACCAAAACGGGCAACGAATTGGGTGAAAGCAAATGCTAAGAAGATAGCGGGATATAAGAATACACCGTATTTTATAGCTGATAACTTTACGAAAGATTTTGAGTTAAAGAAAAGTGTAATCAAAGGGAGGTGAAATCATGAATAATGGATTCATATTGGAAGAAGATTTTGTAATATCTAAGGGAACTATGTTTAAGTTAATGGACGGTGACGCTACTTTCTATAAGGGAGCTAACTATGAAGCCTTAATAAGTGTTAATAAAGATAATTGCGGACGTTTTATTATTGGTACGGATATTGATGATAAAAGATTTGAACCAATACCCGAAGCACCTTATGACGCTTATTTTTCTTACAAAGAGTATAAGGATATGTGGGAATCTCTTAAATCGGCTAAATGCAAGGGCAATAAGGCGTTAGAGGTAAGTTTAAAGGCTTTAATGAAAGATATAGAGGACAAATATTATAAATAATTATTTACGAGGAAAAAAAATAAATGATAAAAAAGAGAATAGAGGAAGCAAATAAATGGTTTGATTCTATAAACAGTGATGCACGTTATTCTGAATTATGGGGAATATTATCCGTTGAAGGAAGATTAGAATTATATGAGGAATATAAAAAGTTGGTAAAGCCCGAACAAAAAAAGAGGTGAGATGAATGCCATTAGTAAAATGTAGAAAAGACAATGAACCTGGCTGGAAGTATGGCAAGGATAATAAATCTTGTTTTACCTATACGGCCGGCAATGAAAGATCCGAAGCAGCAGCAAAATTAAAAGCCATTAAGCAGGGAATCGCGATCAGTAGAGAATCAGGCGAAAAATTTGAGACATAATGAAAGGAGAATTAAATGAAAAAGATAAGTTTTGTGTGTCTGGCGGGGCTTGATAATTTTGTAGATCCAATAATTGAGGGACTGTCAGATAATTATAATGTCAGGAAATTTATAATCAGGGCCCAACAGGACGTTTATAATGCAATAGACTGGTCTGATATAATCTGGTTCGAATGGGCGAATGAGGCTGCACTTATCGGCACCAACTACAAAGGGATTAAGGGCAAAAAGGTTATAGTCAGGCTACATGGCTACGAAGTATTTTCCGAGATACCCAAAAAAATTAATTGGGCCATTAACGTGGACAGGCTAATTTTGGTAGCAACAAACGTATTAAACATTCTGAAAACCGATATCCCGGGGATCGAAAGAAAAGTTAAAATAGAAATGCTTTATAACGGAATGGATGTAGATAAATTTCAACTCAAAATAAGGAAATCCGGATATAATATAGCCTGGGTAGGATTCATTAATTGCAAGAAGAATCCTGTCATGATGTTACAGATATTACAGAAGCTAGTTAAGATTGATCTACGTTATAAAATACATATTGCAGGTATATTCCAAGTCAGGCAATACGATTTGTATTTAAAATATATGATGAAGGAATTAAATCTTGAAAATAACGTTATATTCTATGGACAGGTAGATGATATGAATGGCTGGCTGCAGGATAAAAATTATTTGCTATCTACGAGCATACTCGAAGGTTATGGTTATGCAATAATGGAAGCGATGTCACAAGGTGTAAAACCGGTCATTCATAATTTCTATGAAGCGAAGGACTTTTATCCGGAGAAATATTTGTTTAATACAGTCGATGGGGCGGTTGAGAAAATAATTAGCAGAGATTATGATAGTAAGGAATATAGGGACTGGATAATAAATAATGGTTATACTTTGGAGAATCAAGTCAAGCAGATCAAAGATATCATAGAGGGAATATTAAAATAGATATGAATAATAATTTTGATTCCAGAAAATATTGGGAAAGAAGGTATACTATCGGGGGGAATTCGGGGTTAGGATCATATGGGAGATTAGCGGAATTTAAGGCTGAAATCATAAATAGATTTACAAGGGAAAATAGAATTGTCAAGATTATAGAGTTTGGTTGCGGTGATGGCAATCAACTATCATTATTTAAG